AGCCAGCTTCTCAGGTGAGTCTGGCGTTCAGAAGTCCTCCTTCCAGCAGCAAACAAGTGCGGCACCGGGATTTTAAATGGTCCATGACAAAGATTACATGCAACAGTATTACCGGGACAATAAGGAACAGTTCAAGGCTCGTAATAAGGAAGCTCGTGCAAGAAAGCAAGCTTTCATCAAAGAGTACAAGAACCGTCCCTGCGCTGATTGCGGGATCAGTTACCCGCACTATGTCATGGACCTAGACCACCGGCCAGGAACAGAGAAGCTATATCAACCCTCCAACATGCCTGTTCAGTGCTCATGGAAGCAGATGGCTGCTGAGCTTGCTAAGTGTGATATTGTTTGTTCAAACTGTCATCGGGAGCGTACCTTCTCCCGGGAGCAGTACCTAGGATTCTAACTGGCAAGTTAGATAGCCCCATAGCATCTAAACATCGCGCAGCTCTGTGGGGCGCATGGGCCTTTAGTGATAACGGAAGCACATCCGGCTTGCACCCGGAGGGTCGGGGTTCGATTCCCCGTTGGTCCACACCGATACGCCTAACTCAGCAGCGTGTTCGTGTAAACAGTCTGAGACCACTAATCAAAGTATCCGCCAGGCTCCCCCGGCTTGGCGCGGCTTCAAATGGGAGTAGCAAGGAATGAATGACGACTACGTGGACCCTAACGAGTCCGAGGGCATGAAGAACATGCGCAAGCAGCTCAAGGAGCAGGGCAAGCAGATCAAGGAATATCAGGATCAGCTGAACCAGTTCCAGTCACAGAATCGCGGAAGCGTGATCTCTCAGGCTCTGTCTAGTCGTGGCCTGGATCCTCAGGTGGGCAAGTTCTACCCGACAGATCTAGGAACGGACGACGAGTCCGTTGGCAAGTGGTGTGACGAGAACAAGGATCTCTTCCGGTCTGCGCAGGCCGAAAGTACTCCTCAGGATGACCGTGGCACTCTTTCCGAAACAGAACGACGTGGGTATCAGGCCATGCAAGACATGGAAGCCTACGATGCTCGTGTGGTTCAGGACTTCAAGTCCCAGATTGACCAGATCAAGTATGACCCCACTAACCCGGATAAGGCAGAAGCTGAGCTTCTGGCCCTACTGTCGGCTAACGGGGTTAACCTAGCCTCTATGTAAACTAGACAAGAAAGATGGTGAGTCCTTTCGGTGAAAATGTGTAGTACGTGTAGGGTTGAGAAGTCTGTGGAAGACTTCTACAGGTCTTACCAAGCTAAAGACGGGCTACAGCATAACTGCAAAGTCTGTACAAAAGCTAGGGACACCGGGCCAAGAGCAGAGCAGAGGCGCGATTACGCGTGGAAGCGAAAGCTGGAACTGGATTTCGGTATGACCCCTGAAGAATACTGGGAGATGTTCGACCGTCAAGGCGGTCGGTGTGCTATCTGTCGGGCAGTACCCGATTGGAAGCGTCTTGCAGTAGACCATGATCATGAAACCGGCGAAATTCGCGGGCTTCTATGCAACCAGTGCAACACTGGTCTTGGGTTCTTCAGAGACGACTCTGAACTGGTCGCAGAGGCACTTAGCTACCTAAGGGCAAATTATCGCTAACGCGTATACTTCCACCAGTGCGGTGGCTGCGCTTGTCCAGACTGCATATGACCGACTGGTTGAATTCCAGCTACGTGCTCAGCCGCTCCACCGTGAGATTGCTGACAAGCGTCCTGCACAGCAGGACAAGCCGGGTTCTTCCGTGGTCTTCAGTCTGTACAACGACCTAACAACAGCCACTAGCACTCTGACTGAGAACATTGACCCAGATGCGGTTGCCATCGGCAACCCTTCCACGGTGTCTGTGACTCTCGCTGAGTACGGTAACGCTGTACTTCGCACACGTCTGCTGAACCTGTTCAGCTTCTCTGACATCGATCCGGCTATCGCCAACATCGTAGCGTTCAACATGGTTGACTCCATCGACGCTGTGGTGCTGAACGTGCTGATCGGTGGAACCAACGTCATCCGTGAGCAGGGTGGGACCATGGTCCTCTCTGGTGGGGCCAACGGCTCTATTGTCTCTACTGACGTCTTCCAGTCCCGCGACGTTCGCGCCGCTGTGACTAAGCTTCGTACCAACAAGGCCATGCCTCGCAAGGCCAGCATGTACTGGGCTGCGATTCACCCTGAGGTGTCTTACGACCTTCGTTCTGAGACCGGGGCCATTGCTGGCTGGCGTGCACCGCACGTCTACTCCGCACCAGGCTCTATCTGGGCTGGCGAGATCGGTGCGTATGAGGGT